CATATTGAATCTTCTAATAATTTACAGATTGTTGAAGCAATGACAAAAGCCCTAGCACCAAATGGAACACTAGTATGGACCGCAGCAAAACCTGGTCAAGGCGGAGTTGGTCACATCAATTGCCAAACAAAAAATTACTGGATTGAATTGTTTAAAACACAACCATTAAAACGATGCAAAGGGATTGAACTAATTCTTGCTGAAGAAATGAAAAAAGATTATCACATGGGTTGGTTTGTACAGAACTTGTTGATCTATACAAAGACATAAAAAAACAGCCCCCGAAAGAGCTGTTTCAAATTGCTTGGCAAAGTCAAGCGTTGACTTCCATTTTTTTAAGATGCTTGCGAACGCGCTCTACGTTCCACAGGTAACTGTCCCGTGATCGAGTTGACGGAAATGCTGCGAAGTGCGGTCCCAGGCGAAAGGTGCCATCGTCACGCATTTTAAAAAGCTGTTTTTTGTCAAGACCAAGAAGCTCGCACGCTTTGTTAGCCGTGACCCAACCAGTGGAAGCCGCCATAAAAAACAGGTGGTGTTCAGATATAGACTACCTTTTCGCCAAGACATGTCAAGAGTCTTTACTAAAATTTAAAATTTTAGATTGGCTTAGGAATCTTAAAATAAGTTAACAGCAACTAAAGAGTATGTTCCATGACGAGCACGCCCCACTTGCTCTCCTGGTCGAATTAACTCCAAAGTTAGCCAAAAGAAAGTTCAGAGAATCTATTTACGAGTTCTGGGACTATAAGTGTGCTTATTGTGAAGACGTTGCCACAAGTCTTGACCACATTGTCCCAAGGTTTAAATCCGGTTCTAGTAACAGAAACAACCTAATTCCCGCATGCCGTCGCTGTAATAGCAACAAAGGCAGTACTGCCGTGGATGAATGGTATCAACAGCAAGAATTCTTTACTCAGGTTAAGATGGAAAGAATAAAATCCTGGATGTCACAGGAAGTTGTTGACATCTTTTCTTATCCATTACACGAGTTAAAACCGGCAGTTTGATATGGCAATTGTTAAAGACTCTGCAACCGGTAAATGGAAAACAAGTAAAGCAGAGCCAGCACAAATGCAATCAGCTCCAGACCATGACTGGTACTGGAACAACTCAAGCAGGGCAAGCGGGCAAGGAAAGTATTATCAAACAGCATATCAAAACCTGCAGAGAGGCTGGGCTGGGATGATAGATCCCAGAGTCTATGAAGATTTAAACAATATTTTTAATCAAGATAAAGCTAATTATGAAAAAGAATTAGCCGAATATAACCAAGAAAATACAAAAGCTACTACAAGAAATAAAGCAGAAGATTTATTTTCTCAAGTGCGCTCTAGTACTATGGGAGGGGATTATGTTAAGCAAAGAGATATTTTAAAAAATACAGATTTAGGACTTGAATCCGCTGGGTTTTCCAAGGCAGAAGCGGATTCAATTAAAAACACGTTACTGTCTGACTATAAAACTTTTTACATTCAAAATAAGCTACAAACATGGAACACAAATCTTGGCGCTCAACCTCCTTACGGCGCATTTGATGGTACTTATTACAAAACACAGAATCCTAATGCATCACAACAATGGGCTTCTGCTGTTTCTAATGATGATATAGACATAACCTTGCGCTATGGAAACGAAAATGGTTTTTATTTACAACACTACACAAACATCGGTAAGCCCTCTGGTGCTCGTGGTAACAAAGCAGAAGAGCTTGCCGCTGCTAAACAATATGTAGAACAAAAACCAACTGATACCGATCTTCAGCAAGCTCGTACTATTCAGCTTGGGCTAAATACAGATACTCAAACAGATCGTTTACTAAAAGTTCCAGAGATTGCTACAGCCTGGGAAGAAGCTAAATCGGGTGATACTTATTGGAAAAGTTTAGGCAAAAAATATTTCCTTGACGTAACTAAACCAGATGAATTTGGCGTTCTTTTTCGGATGTCTGAACGTCCGGAAGACAAAGCTATTTCTTTTCAGTACAACATTAATGCTGACTACGGCATTACTGAATTAGAAGATGCGCTAAACCAAGCAGTTGGTGAAAAAGCAATTGTTGATGTTAAAAGATTTGGAGCTTTAACCCAAGATGTGTTAAAGCAGACTATTGAAGAAATGAAAAAGGCTAAAGCAAAAGAACAAGAAATTTCTATTTTTTCTGGTTTTGATTCTTTTGCGGAAATTAACAATATCAATAAAGATTTAACAAATTCTATTCTTGGTGATTCAGGTGTCGGCGGCGTTCTTTCGTTTATGGGAGGAACGAAAGCAGAAGAATCACTTGAAAAATCTCTTCGAGGAATTACTGGTATTAATAATGAAGTAACTTATAACTGGCAGCAATGGTTTGATAATACTCTTAAAACCAAATACCAAGAAGACCTAGAGCTTGGCTTGACGAAAGAACAAGCAGAAGAACGAGTAAAAGTTCAGGGTCAATTTGCAAGGGATTTTATTGATCAATATTTGATCCCAAGATTTAATGAATCAAAATCAATGAATGAGTTTGTCGAGTATCTTGATGTTCGTCAATCAGAGCAAAACCCTTTTCAAACTCAAGATATTCTTAACGCTGTAAAACTTGTTGCAGATCTTCGGGCTCAACAATACATTGACCAGGTTGCAAAAACACCTGAGCGTTATTTTGATTCTGAGTTTTATTTTTCTCCGACAGGAGATAAGGCACGTGAACAACAATACTTAAATCAAGCTTCAACAGTGGCTGCTGACTGGGAAGCAGCAAAGAAAGGTGATCCCTACTGGAAATCACAGGCTTATCGATTTGGTATTGATATTAATGATAAAGATGCATTTGCTCGCATGCATTTTCAAGTAAAAGGGCAAGGGAGTGGTTATGATGCGGCAGATGACATCCTTAATGCAACAAAAGTCAGGGATCAAATTTATAACACCATTCTTCCGGCACTCAAAGAAGAAGCATTGGCGCAAGGAACAATCTTTGGTCAATTTATTAAGCCAGAAGAGTTTGCTGATGAGATGTTAAAAGGTTTAAATCCAGATGATAAAAAAACCTGGGACGAAGTGCTAAGCAAGTATGGGCTTACTGAATTTAGTGGTGACATTAATGAATTAAAAAATTACATTACAGAAGCACTTAGAACAGGTTCTGCGCAAGAGATTAGAGAACAAATTAAATACCTGAACGAAAAGAAAGAAAAACCAACGCAAGAAATTCTTGGCGTTAGTTATATTCAAAGAGAAAGCGATTACAAGCCAGTTGAAAAAACTGGAGAAGAAACCGAGCTCTACAAAGTATTCCAGTCTGCTGGGTTCCAGGGAACAGAGGATGAGTTCTATGAAAACTTTTTTCCTGATTTAGATCGCTCAGAGCAAGCTGCCCTTACCAAGGCAGGTACTAATCAAGCGCTAAAAACCACTGGTCTTGATTTTTCAGATCCCTTTGCGTCCCTTGGAACGATTGAAAGTTTCTTTGAAGAAGATAATCAAAAAGAAAAAACACCTACAAAATCTAGTTATTTTACAATTGATGAAGATGAAAACCTGCCGACCAAATCAAAAGCTGGTCAAGGTTTCTTAGATGAGTTCACATCTTTATTTAAAGGGCTTGGTTGATGGCAGATAAACATAGAAAAGCCGCTAAGGCAGCTAAGCTACACAAGGACTCAATGCCTTGTAACAAACCAAAGAAGACACCTGGACACCCCACAAAATCACATGTGGTCAAAGCGTGTGAAGGAGGTAAAGAAAAAATTATTCGCTTTGGCCAGCAAGGAGTTAGTGGTAGTCCCAAGAAAGAAGGGGAGTCAGAATCTTATCGCAAACGAAGGGAAAGCTTTAAAGCTAGACATGCAAAAAATATTGCAAAAGGAAAAATGTCGGCGGCCTGGTGGAGTTCGGTTACCAAATGGTGATTTAAATGGGTAAAGTAAAAGGCAACACGATTCAGAAAAAAGAATCACAACCCAAGTTAACGAGACAAGGTCAGGGACAGAATTCCAAACCTTCTCATGGACGCAAGAAAAAAAGAGGGCAAGGCAAAGGTTAACACTTTAATTTAATTAACACTATTATGGAAAGTAATTGCTGTACTTTTCATGGCCGACTTTCGGCGTGCGATTAACATCATCAAAAAGTATGAAGGGTACAGCGAAAAGGCTTACCCAGATCCCAGTACTGGTGGAGCTCCTTATACCATTGGATACGGAACTCAATATTATCCAGATGGTTCTCCTGTAAAACAAGGACATCGCTGCACCCAACACAAAGCTTTGGAATACTTGTTTCACGAGGTTGAACTCATTGATGACGAGCTGACACGCCTCAACCTTGGCTTGGATAGTTCCATGCGAGAGGCACTACTTTCGTTTATCCACTCAATTGGCTGGGAACCTTTTCTGTACAGCGAAATTATTGATGCTGTTGAAAATGAATATTGGGGTGGCGCCGCAGAAGAAATCACGCATTGGATTTTTGATTCTTACTACAAAGTCATTGGTGGTTTAGTTGACCGCCGCAGGGAAGAGTCAAACCTTTTCCTGGCTGAAGTAAAGACACCAGTTGATAAAAGAGGAGAAATCCTTCTTGACGCATTTAGGAATTATTCAGCAAAGCCCAATCAAATACTGGCAATCCGCTCCCTGGAAGCCAGTACAAACCCTTACGTATTGGCTGAGTTTGTCAATAGCTTTGAAGCAGAGACTTCTTTTGAACTGGACTCTGACTACGAAGAAAACGATTCAATCTCCATCTCTTGGGATTAGAATATTTTCAGATTGACATACAGAAATGGAAGACGCAGTTCGTCCCCGCGAATTAGAACTCCCGCTTCAACTGCAATTCGCAATGCGTAAAGCAGAGCTGGAAGCCCAAGAAATGACCTGGGATGGCCTATATACAGCTTTGCTCAATCTGTACCAGCGTCGCCTAATTGAGTGGGCGGCAATTAAAGACCTGCTTGCAGACGAAAATATTGAAATTGAGTTTGATCATCCCACCCAGCTTGAGCTGGTTGAGTTGGCCATGATGTGCCAGGGGGATGACGAAGAAGATGACGACGATGACGACCGCGAGTTTTCATTCTTCTAACTTTTGAATAAGACGATTTAAATACCACATTGCTTTCTTCGCATCTTTCTTAGGATCTTCTTTATCCCACATCCTGTCAATATACTTAATTACTTGCCACTGGAGGCCACCAAGAACTGCATTAGGTGCAAACTGAACTGCATCCTCAATCTTGTCAATTGTTTCAATTTTCTTTTTATCGTTGACATAGTGGGGTGGGTGATTCACCATGTCAACCACTGGCTTGGCAACAACCAGCTTTGGTGCTGGCATTGGACAGAAACCGTCCTTGCACTCATCTACCGGATTAAACCACGGCGTTTCATCGACATTTCTTTCTCCTCCTCGCTCGGTTCCCCCAGCTCCAGTACCAGAGCTTTGGGTTTGGGTGATGCTCCCATCTCCATTCCCTGTTCCACACTCGGAATATATCCCGTCATTCCGCATCGTTCTCCTCCTTCGAGTTGCAGGTTAGTGCGTTCACGCCCTTCTTGCGTCAACACTAAACCTCTATTGTACATGTCCTGGAGAGGAACGTCGTGCTTTTCATTGTCCAAGGGCTGATCAAAATCAGACTCACTGATGCAGCGATTAATCACTTCATCGTTGATAACAAATTGATTTAAGAATGCATCAGGTGTCATCGCTGCATGCATCATTATTTTTTAACCAGAATTCTTTCATCTAAAATAATATCATGGCAAGATTTTTCGATCCCACTTACGATCCTCGGCAGCTCTCTGGTACTTCCGGAGCCGAGACTTCAGATCTAAATCCAGGACAGGCTTATGACACAGATGTCAGGCGCCTGGATGAAACAGAAAGAGAGATTGCAGATACCGTTGACGTACGTAATGTAGGCCAACAAGAGCGTGTAAATAAGTACATGGCAGCGGCTAAGACTGCTGGTGCATACAAACAAAGAGCTTCAATCGATGAACCCCAGATCAGGGGTAGGACGCCCAGGAACGAGGCTAATCTAGGTGGCGTGACTCTTCCCAGCCAAGGCGATGAGATGGGGCCTACAGGAGGCGTTGGTTACGCACGTAAGCCCCAACCATTCTCTGGTACATTCAGAGGTTTTTAATTAAACCTGACTGAAGACCACTTCCTTGGGTTGGCTTTGATACTTGCCTTTGCGCATGTTGTAATCAACTTCGCACTCTTTGCCACGGAAGAAAAGTAATTGGCAAATCCCTTCGTTTGCGTAGATACGATTAAAGAGACCAGTGCAATTACTAATCTCAAGTGTCAAGTGCCCCGACCAACATGCTTCGGCCGGTGTGATGTTTACCAAGATTCCAGAGCGAGCATAAGTGCTCTTGCCAACTGCAACAACAGAGAC